AAGTAAAATAGACTGGTCAGGATGCGTAATCACCTCAATCGTCTCAGGATTCAAAAACTTAAACCCAACAAGCCTATCAGGGTCTTCCTTCGCAGGCACCTTTTCAACAAGCACCGTACCACGAACCTCTCGTTGAACAACTGCCTTCTTCGCAAGATTACGCCAATCCTTACCCAACTCACCCTCAAGAATCGCACACGACTGCAACCACTGCTCCAACTCTCGACGCTCCTCCACAGACAAATGCGGAGCCTTCACATAATACCCTGGCTCAATAACCTGTGATGCAAACGATAACACAGGTTTCCGAACCATTGGAGTCGTCTCATACTGACGCCAATAATTACGCAAATCATCCTTCGGTGCCTCAACACGGTCATAATCCTCAGACTCAACCGTAAACGCCTGGTCACCAATCGTATCCCTCGTATCAAACGACTTCGCATTCGGTTGATTATCAGCACTCACCAACTCAGACACTTGATTACGAACAGACTTACTAAAATTACGTAATCGAGACTCATCACGTTCTTCACCAGACATAATTCACTCTTTTACTACAACAAAAAATAATAATACTTAGCATCATTATACTAATTCTTTTTTATACTATAAAAACCTTTCCATTAATTCAACGCAATTTTCCAAGTGTAAACGGTTTCGCAGAATCAGGATTCACTTGCGCAGAACTCGACTTATTACTAAACGCCCACACAGCAAGCCCCAATGCATCAGAATAATCATCATGCCCACCACTCGGATGCTCTATCTTCAACTTCCCAGTCGATGTATATGAATACTCTAACTCAAGACACTGCTCAACAAGTTTATTCCCAGACCGATTCTCATTCGGCACAAACTCAAACATAATATCCCCATTCTGCAAGTGATTCGTCAACGTATTATACAATGATTGTTTCTTCTCATTCGTAAACTTAAACCCAGTCACTTTCCTTCCTAAATCCTCACGAATCTGGTCAACAACACCCTGACCTAACCCAGTCGAATCTATCATAATAGTATCATACTCATGATACGAATCTAACTCACGCACTCGCCCCATCGCATCTGTCATCGGCATATCATGCGTATCCTCAATATCAAACACATTACCATTTCCATCAATTGATACATACACAGACGCATCACCACCAGTTGAAGCAAGGTCAACACCTAAATACGCAGAATTAGTATCCTCTCTCCGAACAGACCCACTTGCACAATTCATTAAGTCTTCTCGTGCAAAATACTTATCAGTATTCTCAACAAACTTCCCTTCAATCTCCTGCTGAAACTGCGTCGTCGTCAAATTACGACGCTGCTCTTCAATAAAATCATCATCAATAAACTCATTTTCCCACGACGGAATCTGAAGCGTATACCAATCATCATCAGTGAATCGATCATACAAAAACCCCTTCTTCCCAAACGGCGTCGAAAGAAGCACAAACGTTGATTCACCAACCGCAAGCATCTGAGACAACACCTGCTGAAAAATCTTATCAGGAATAAACGCCGCTTCATCAACAATCAACAAATCAGTCCCATACCCTCGAATATTCGACCCATCATTACCAACAGGCAAACACATAATACGCGCACCATTATCAAAATTAATCTCAGTTCGCGTATCTCTCGTAATACCCCACTGCTCCTCAGCGATATCACTATCCCTAATCTGACGCTTCACTTCATTAAATAATTCCATCGACTGACGCTGTGCCTTCGCAGTAATCAACACTTCAGAATCACTATGTGTCACCGCATACCATAATGCTAACCAAGACGCCATCGTAGACTTCCCAACACGCCTCCCACACACAGCAGCCTTCCGATTCGAATCAGAATCCATAAAATCAGCCTGATACCAAAACGGCTCCTCATCCAAGTACCGCTCCACAAAATACGACGGCTCATCAAGCAACCTATCAGGCTCAAGAGACTGATTTTTATTCATGGGATATAACCCTCCTCCACATCAGTAAACCGCTCTGACAATCTTTGTGCTTCCGTCAACACATCAGCATGCCCAGGCTTCAAAATAAACACAGGCGCATACATCCCATCAGTAATATTCAAATTATCAGCAAACCACGACTCAGGAACACCAATCACATCCCTCGGAATCGAAAACTCAGTATCAACAGTAAAATACGGATTCCCATTCAACCCTAACCGAAACATTGGCTCAGAACGAGCCGAAGCATACACTTGTCTCTGAATATACGCATGTGACTCCTCCTCCATCACAGGACCATCCGCATACTTCACAACCTTCAAACTCGTCCGTAAATACCCACCACTATAATCAGTAATATTCATACTAGTACTATATCCTTTTAGTATTATTCTGCATTCCGAGATTTCCGTAACTCTGATAACTCATCAGCAATATTCTGTTCAGCCTCTGCCTGTTGCTTATCAGGAGAATCCAATATTCCTAACTCCTTCAATTGTCTCGTAATCGTTTTATTCAACCTATCATACGCAACATTCAACGCATTTTCTTGATCTTCCTTAATCGGACGCCCATCATCAGTATACCCAACAGTCTTATCCTTATGCACAACACCAACATCATCAATATACTCATTCGCCCGCTTCGTCTTATGCATATCAATCGAAATATTACGAATCATTTGCAACTTCGCAAACGACGGCTCACCAGACCCAGGCAAATCATCTAGTAATGATTGTTCAACTGCATCCATCCAACGCTGCTCCATCTCAGAACGATTCTCATAATACGATTGCCGTTGCGTATATAACCCATGCGTCTCTGCATTACTCGTCCCACTCGGCGTACAACCACCATGCAAGTAACAACGTCCTTCACCAACATGATTCGTTCGAAAACCTGCTGTATTTGCACAATACCCAATCATATTACCATCATCGTCATAATTATCCCACCCATCAGGATAATTTTTCACTTGTGCAGCACACTTATCTTCCTTTGGTTCTTCCGTAGGCATAAACTAGTTCATATAAATTTAACGTGCGTCGGTTAGTTTAAGTAAGCCGAACCCCATGCAGCAAACCAAAACATTTAAGTACCTAGAGAATAATACCATTATACAAGGGGAAATAGATGAAAAGAATAAATCCCCCAGAAGGGGAATGAGGGGAAGTTTATACTATAATCCCCTTCCATACTATCCCAATTACACAAGTCATGAACCATACACCACTCGTGTAACCCTTTACTATTATCCATATTAATTACTCCCTATACACACATGAGTAATCATGACTCACACAAGACATGAATACATGAATTGTGTAAGTAATAATTACGTTTACAAGAGGCGCGATTTTTTCACGATACATGATAATCATATTCCCCAGTATTCTATCACAGTATTACCACTCATCCAAGTCAACACGCTCTCGTACCATTTGCCTCACTTTTCGTAATTCACTCGACCCAACCTCATTACTATCCATCAACTCACGAAACGATTCAGTCAATAATAATCTCTTATCCATATCATCCACATCAGTAATACTCCTGTCAACAATCAATGACATCACAGCAAGAATAATTACTTCATATGACTTCCCACCATAATTATTCGAGGAAATATCAGTCTCACGAATAATATTCGCAACTGATTCCGTTTGATGCTCGCGTAAGGAACACAAATTGCAGAACGTATACACATCATTCATAATATGACCATACCGAATCGTTGTCTTTCTATTATACGTTTCATTGTCTCCTGCAAACCTATCATGAACCTTACGCAAGCGTTCATACTTATCACGCTGAGATTTACTTAACGTGTTACCATTTCCGTCAGTCCCTTCTGTCCAGAAGGTGGTTCGGGAACTCGTCCATTTATTGTCTGAAACTCGTGTATTTTCATCCATCCAGTCTGCTTCCGTCGAGCGAGAACCTTCACCAGATTCCCGACTCAATGCATCAACATGTACCATAAGTAATACAATACTCGTAACATTATTATGTAGAACTCTCAGCACACTTAAATGTTTTGGTTTACTAGTATTCCCTATTAATTCAACAATAATTCACTCACAATAAAAATTGTGAAATTTTGAAAATAAAATATGATTCATGAAAACACCGTGAGGGGTGTATTCCAATGAAAACTCGTATTTACTCAACAATATATTGAATATTTTTTATGTGAAGGGTAGGCGAATATGAACAGTCTGATCTAGAAATATTAATATAAAAAAAAGGTGTATTAGGATCATTAAATGCATAACAGATAATTAAGATGATATTAGGATATTAATATCTGAGAATTAGATATAAGGTGATAGTAGAATATTAATATTTGAGAATTAGATATAAGGTGATAATAGGTCGTTAATATATTCGGACCGATCGGTCCACCATGGTAATGAGTAACACACCTATCGCCAAAAAAATTAACTCGTTTCTGAATTACAGATTACTGTGCATTCTAAATGTAAGGAATTTTTGCATATTATTCAATCTGAAATCTGCATGCTCTTCATTTTACAATATTCCCGCTAAGTGATATGGGTCATTTGACAAGAGCAATTCGCCACCAAACCATGCCCAACATAACTCTTGGTAATCAATATCATGTTGATTATTATAACCGTCTTTCCATGATTTTACCTGTACACTATCACGTGATTCGCCACTTATGTTATAAATATCAATTCCACCAATATCAGCACTCTCACCGGCTAACACGTACTTTTCGATATTGCCCACTATTTGACTTTCCACGATAGCACCTTGTAGGTAAGTGGCGATGTTTAATACCGTCAATTCTTCGGCATACTCTTTGGACGTATTGTCATGAATCATGACTAATTGTACCAAATCGTCAAATCCTGTCTGTTCGTCGCTAGAATCCACGTTAAGCCATTCATCAATCGCGGATTCAATAGTGTAATCACACATTTCAAATCGTGAAGTCACAGATGAACCGCCGGATTTGTCGTAATTAACCCGCTTGTTTTCAAGGCTAAGACTATCTAAGCCGTACTTAGCACTACTAAGGCGGGTTCTTCGTGCATGCTCCGAAAAACTCACATCTACCTCACTACTGTTATCTTGCATAACGTAACAAGTCACACCAGGGTAATAACGCCTATCCGGCGTTTTAATCCCGTTAGACTCAAAGTGCTCAAAAACCCGCTCAAAGTGGCTAATGCCACTAATCTCATTTTCAACATTGATACGCTCGACGTATGGATTACTTTTTCTATCCATACATGCGTGTAATATCGCCATTGTATTAAGCATTATGGTACGCACATGATAGCCTAATTTTATAACTAGTGCTCATTGGACCGATCGGTCCGGTTATGTCGGTCCGTTATGTCGGTCCGTTATCACGATATAGTTAACCCTTGTTTCAAGTGGAAAATCAAAAAACGCGATTATAGGCATCCTAAGCGATTTGCTGAGACTACGTTTTTCGAAGGGTAGACCACCCTGAGACTGCCAATTCCATTTTTCGTTTGGGGTTAATGGTATACATCCTATGAGAAAAAAATCGATTGTGCGCCAATCTGACGCGATTTGAGATTTCCACTTGAAACAAGGGTTGGCAAATATACTTATGACCTTAATGACCTATTACAACCTTAATGACCTATTACAACCTTAATGACCTATTACAACCTTAATGAC